GCGCACAGTTTTCTCGGACACGCGCACAATCTCTCTGGTTTCCGCATCAAGTGCGCGGGATCTTTTGTCAACAGCCGAAATTCCACTGTAAAGTTTGCCAGCATCGGCCCTTGTATCTTCTCTTATGTCCCTGACAACGGTCTGCACTTCCGCCACTCTCGTTCTTACAGAAGCCATTTCTTTGGTCACTGCGCCCATCGACTTGCTCATTACAGCCAGTTTCTTGTCAAAACCGCTCAGATCAGGGGCTGTGTACCGCTCGATCTTGGCCCGCATGTTCATGTAGTCCTTGTAGAATTCGAAACCTGCCCACAATCCACCGCCAAGGGTGCCGATCAACGGCAGGATAAGCAGGAGCTTGTTGCCGCCTATCTTTATGCCCTTGTACTCAATTTCAGCCATCTTTTATGACCTTTTTCAAGCGACCCTCAATTGCTGGCAATAACCTGATGCCACAATATCCTATGACAAAGGCCATCGCCGGCCCCCAGGTCATATCAAGGGTAAAATGCTTCATGATCGGCGGAATAAACCACTCCGCTGCTATAATACCAACAATAATCGCAATCCCCACATCTTTAAGCCCCATCCAGCTGAATCGCTTTTTGACGAGCACATTCACCGAACCGCCCACAGATGAACTAATAATGCAGCACAGCTTGGCTCCGAGCATTTGGATTAAATATTCCATCTACTTTCTCCCATAAAATTCTATTGGGGAAGACCCCGCGCCACTTCGGAATAGATGCCAAGCGCAATTATCCTTCCCTGTCATCTTACTATCAGGAATCCACTTTACACGGCCTACTGATACGATCTTTTTGCAGCGGTCTAAATAAGGAGATGCTTGTCTCGTGTGCGCCCAATCGGCATCAAACAGCAACCAAGTCGGGGCAAGAATGCTAAGGTGTTCGATAAGTCGATGCAGTATGCCACGCTCCCAGGGCGGATTCGTAATAAACGCATCGCTGAAACACTTGTCGATAGACAAGGCATCCGCGCAGCCTATGTCATCGCGCATTGGTTCTATATCTACAGCAGCGTGGCATTTCGCCCCGGTAGCTTCAAGGATATCAATGAGGGAGCCGTCCCCGGCACACGGCTCATCGAAGAACTCCAGGTCTTTAATGTGAGGAAGCAGGGGCGCAACAGCGGCGGCTGGGGTCGGATAGAAATCTCTTGGCTTGCGCTCAAAACTGCTCCGCTTGCCCATCTACTTTCTCCACTGGCTTTCAACCAGAGATTCCATAATCCCGTTTGAAGTGCCAAAAACCCTGTAATTCGTCAGACGGTCCACCATCGAAGGGCCATCCGGAACAGATGTCTTCCTGAAAAACACGGGTGCATCGGAAATCCCCGCAGATTTGAATATTCCTCTTGTCTGCGACATCATTCCCATAGCCACCATCGTAACCGTCTGGGCACTGGCTCCATATCGCTGGCTTGGAGCTATCCTGGCCACTACCGTCTCAGCAGCCTGTGCCTGAGACATGCGAACCTTTGTTTTTTCTGACTTGCCAGCTTTAACCTTGACGGTGGCTTTGGGCTGTGTACTCGTGGACGTGTTCTCAGCCGTTTCAGTTGTTTCAGAAGAACTGTCTGACTCTGTCTCACTGCTGGCCTCCACTTCCGCCTCAATCTCTGCCTCCGCCTCGGCTTCCGTCGTCTCCTCCGTGTCAGATGACGAGGGCTGGGACTGAACCGTAGGTGCCGCTGGTGCTGCCGGTGCTGCGGGAGGAGCCGTTTCAGCGGCGGGTTCGGCGGCAGGAGCGGCATCACTCGAAGCGGTCGTCGTATCCGGTGCAGATGTGGCAGGAGGCGGCGGAGATGATGACGTATCTGTTGTTGTTGCGGGGACGACCACTTCAGCCACCTGAACAACTTCAGCCTGTGCAGCCTGTTCAATCTGGGTCTGGATTTCTGTCTCTACCTGCTGCTGTATCAGCACCGTCTGGTAATCAATTGTCAGACTAGGATCGGAAAACTGCGGCCCGTAAAACCCTGTCGGATACCCCGCATCGATGCCATACAGGGCGAACATGCCGGTAAGGACTCCATAGCTGTTCTCCGCAACCGTGTCCGTGAAGCTGAAATCCTTCAGTCCCGTCCACGTCAGTTCCTCCTGATGGGCAAAGGTCTCTACTACGGTCCCGCTGTCGCTTAGTGTTATGGTCAGCTTGAAGATGTCGCGGCAGTCTCCTGACTGCATAACACTGGTGCAGCTATCAAGGGATGAGTTGCTCTGGTGGCTGTTGATTGTCACACCGCTGTTCAGCGTAAATCCTTTTCGTACTTCCCCCTCGGTCAGTGGCACATCAAAACTGGATGTGTAGGTGCCTCCACCGCCCTGTGTGCCACTGGTGCAGTACTTGCCGCTCTGGCAGCCCTGTCCACTGCCCACGGAAGTTCCACCGGACGCCGTGAATCCGCTCATGGCAGGGGTGAGGTTGTCGGTTGTCTTGTCTTCCGCATAAACCAGAGATGGAAACAGGACTATGGCACCCGCGACAAGGATGGACAGACAGAACAGCAAAAAAAGAGAATAACTTCTCATGGCGTCGTATCCGGATCTTGATGATCTGCTTCGGCTTCGCTACTCTCTGCCTCTTTTTCCGCTTTCCGCTCCGCTGCCTTCCCCGCCTCAATCACGAGACGAGTTCCTTCGGGCGCCTTGCCGGGATTCTCCAGCCACGCCTTTTTGGCTTTGTCGCCTATCTGCCCATCATACGGGCACGGAGTCCCAGCCGCCATCATGGCATCGAACACTCTTTTGTCCTGACAGAGCAGGGAAACACCTGCGACCTTTAGTCCCATGCCGTACAGGGAACGCGCCAGCTTCAATCGCTCACAGTTTTTGTCGCGGATGGTTTTGCCACCGCTCAGTCCGAGAAATCCGGTCTGCAAAGCCGCCGAAACCCCCGTCACACAGACATCGGAATTGTTTACGACAACGCTTGGAGAACTGGCCGTGGACGGTGTTTTATCGACAACGGTGTTTCCAGATGAGGTCGATACCGTGTTCGAACTGCTGCTTACCGTAGAGGATACTGTTGAAGAGGTGACCGTATCTGTCGCATGGGCAGAGAACAGGCCGCCAGTGACCACCAGGAAAAACCCGGCTGCAATGGCGACCCGTGCTGTGCTTATGCGCCCCACGATCAGATCACACCTTTTTCCTTCAGGACAAAACCGACCACGCCTCCTGCAATTCCCACCCAGATGAGAAGGGGAAGATTCAACACCACCCCGCAACCCACGATGATTGCACCAGCGGCACCGTAACTCGACGGCTCCGTCATACGACCTGTTATCCACTTGATCATGTCAAACCCTTTCAATCTGTTAATAGTACTGTCTCGAAGCATGGAGGAATGCTGCAGGTTCCTCGTCTTCCTCATCGCTGTCAAGGCGTACAAACCCACCCTTGCGATATCTGATAAGTGCCATCGACATGCTGTCGCAGTAATCGTCATGATCACCGTTCGGGAACGCGGCACACTCATCGATCACGTCTTCCGAGAACTTCTTCTCGGGCGCCCACACCTTGCCGGACTCAAATATGGGTGCCACCATATGCATCCTCGTGTGCTTGTCCTTGCCCCTGGACGGGGTATAGTTGACAACAGGAATCCCCATCGTCCGCAACTCGTCCGTGAGCGGTGTACCACTGGCCTTCGCTTCAATCAATACCATATCCGGTTCCCAGTACCTGTATTCCTCCATGGCCTGCGACTTCAGTTCAGGAAAATCCCACCGCCCGCGCTTCGCATCCATCAGTATGAGGTTGTCGGGGCCACCCTCCTTTGGCCGGAATACACCCCACGTCGTAATCGCACTGTAATCCGCCGTCTCCTTCTTACTAAACGCCGTATCGTAACTCTGCATAATGTAACTCACCGGCGGTATCGTCTCATCCTCCCACTTGTTCCACCACTCCTTCTTGATAATCGCCCCCTCTTCCGCCGTAGGATTCTGCTGCCATTGTGCATTCCACTTGCTGAGTGACAGCGAAGCCTTGACCCGGAGCAACTCGTCCTTGTTCCAGTACTCCGGCCACAGTACCTTGCCGCTTGGAAGAATGGCCGGGAACTCCACAATATCCCACTGGTCGGCCATTACGTCCGACCCCTGCGCCTTGATCAGCTTTCCCGTAAGATCCTTCAAGGACCATCGGGTCATTACAATTACAATAGACCCGCCCGGTTGTAGACGCTGACGGGGTCCTGATGTGTACCACTCGTAGGCGTGTTCGAGTGCCGTTTCCGAAAGGGCGTCCTGTTCCGAATGCGGGTCATCAATAATAAGAAGGTCAGCACCACGACCCGTAATCGCACCGCCCACACCAGCCGCGTAATACTCACCCCCCTGACCCGTTTCCCAGCGGCCAGCCGCCTTCGAGTCCGAGCTAAGTTCCACATCTGGAAAAATCTCCTTGTATTCCGCCATGTCCATAAGGTTCCTGACCTTACGTCCAAACCGCACCGCCAGTTCCGCCGTATGGGTGGTCTGGATGATCTTGAGCTTGGGGTTCCTCCCTATCAGCCACGCAGGGAGAAGGTAACTTGCAAACTCGGACTTGGTATGCCTTGGCGGCATATTTATTATGACCCGTGAACCGGGGGTCCCTGCCAGCTTCTCGTATTTTGCGGCTACCTGCTTGTGGTG